GCTTGGGCGGCCAGCTTTCGCAGAGGGTCTTCGGGTCGAGGCGGCGGGTGCCGCTGGCGGCGCCGTGGCGGGGGCTGTCGCCTGCCACGGTGACGGTGCCGTCATCGTTCGCGCTGATGATGCGCACCTGGTTGCCGGTCTTGCGTTCGAAACCGAACGATCCGGGGTGCGGGAACTGGGCTGGTGCCTTGAGCATGCGTGCCTCCGTTGCTAACGGGGCAGATTGTTCGCACATTCCAAACTAAAGATCAAGCCCAAATGTTTTGTATGTGCGAACTTATGCGGCGACCGCGCAAGGCAGAGCGGTGCGACTCGGACGATAATGCAAAACCTGCGGTGTAGGAAAACGGTTTGTGATGTCCGCCGGTGAGGCGCGATCAGAGCAGCGCGGCGACCAGGATGCAGGCGGATACGAACGCCACGATGGCAACGATCCAGATCGGGCTGGTCTTGCCGCCGCTCTGGCCTGCGGCCTGCCCCGAAGCTGCGCGCTTGCCGATCATCGAGGCGTGTTTGATCTGGTCGGCTGACAGCGGTAGCGGCTCGAGCATCTTGTGATCGCGCCAGGCGATGCAGACCTTGGCCCCGAAATAGGGATAGTCGGGCATGCCGCCGGTCAGTTCGTGCAGCTGGGCGCGATAGGGCTCGCCCGCATCCAGTAGCGGGGCGAGCGTGGCAGCGTCTGCGCGCGCGATGAAGCCGATCGCGTGGTTGCCCGCCATGACCGCGATGGCATTGGCGTCAAACGGATTGTCTGGCTGACGCTGCAGCGTCAGGGGTTCGCCGGGATAGAGCACTCTCAGCACGTTCTGGCGCGGTGTGCCATCATCATTGACCTGGGATTCGCCAGCGAGGTCCCAGACCTTGCGGCGTGGCAGCTTCATCAGCCGAACGTGCCGTCGCGGCGATCGTAGACCGAGGGCGGCTCTGCGCTGAAGGGCAGCGTGCTTTCTGCTGCGGCCTGGAGCCCGGCAACCATGCGGCGCGTGCGCATGGCATCATCCGGGTGCATCAGCAGTTCGTGCGGGGCGCAATTGAGCGCCAGCGCGGCTTCTTTCAACACCACCGAGTTAAAATCCTGCTTGTCATTGTAAAGCTGGCTCATCTTCGCCTTGGACCAGCCCGTGCGGTCCATCATCTCCGCCTGGCTTTCAACGCCCATCGTGCGCATCCATTCGCGCAGGTACCAGATCGGCGGGTCTTTCGGGATGCCACGGCGTGCCATGTTTCGATTGTACGAACACCGGCAGGCGATGTCGGCATGCACATTCCGAATTTTTGCTCTTGTCTGAATGTTTAGATTGTGCGAACTGTTCGTCATGACAGAACGCATCACCATCGCATCGCTGCGCAAGGAGCTGGGGCTTACGCTGGACGAACTGGCGGAGCAGCTGGGCATTTCGAGCAAGGGCTATCTTAGCCAGATCGAGCGCGGCGTGATCGACTGCTCGCTGAGCATCGCGCTGCGGATCGAGGAATTCTCGGGCGGGCGGATCGATGCCGCTTCGTTGAGCCGTGACGTTCGCATGGCGCGGGCCTCCTGTGCCGGTGGATGCACCCCGGATACAACCGGAACGGATCAATCGTCATCGGGAAGCTGCGCCGCAATTTCCCCGGAATGTCTTGAGGTTAATCGAGTTGCTGGCGGGGCCGTCACCCCGGCTGCAGCCGATGGGGTGGCGTCCCCCCCCTTCGCCACCCCGGAGGGCTGCGCTGTGCGGGGGGCGGGGGCATGACGCTGACCGTCACACAGCAGCGGCTGAAGCTGGCTGCCCGCAATCTGGTGGGCGCTGCCGGGGGCATCGAGGCGGCGGCCGACATTTTGGGCAAGGGCAAGAGCACGGTCGCGCGCTGGCAGAGCATCAACGACGAAGACTATTCGATGCCGATCGATGCGGTCGCGGCGCTGGAGGCGGTGACGCACGGCACGGCGGGCGCGCCGCAGGTGACGCGGGCGCTGTGCGCTCTGGCGGGCGGAGTGTTCGTGCCGCTGCCCGATATCGACATCGCCGATGACTGCCTGCGCGCGGGCGTGATGCAGATCAGCAGCGAGCTGGGCGATGTGGCGCGCGAGCTGAACAGCGCGCTGGCCGATGGCCGGCTGACCGTGCGCGAGCGCGACACGGTGGTTCGCGAGATCAATGACCTGATCGCCAAGGCGGTCGAGCTGCGCCAGTCGGTGGAGCTTTCGGCCGATCGCGACAGCAGGGAGGCGCGGTGATGGACATGGTCATCGGGACCATCATCGGCCTGGTGGCCGGGTGGCTGATCGGCGGGGCGATCGTGCTGCGGTGCGCGTTTCGCGGGGACGAGGTGTATCGTCAGCCGATCGGCATTGGCGACCTTGCGGTGATGATCGGCGGGCTGGTGCTGTGGCCGATGCTGCTGTTCCCCGAAGATGGCGAGAATGACGAGGGGCGCGATGCCTGACGCGCTTGCCCCTGTTCCCGGCGGTGCGGGTGAGCCGCGGTTCGTCATCGGGCCGCTGACTCTCTACGCCGATGTCGCGCGGATGGCGGCGTGGCTGGAGGATGCCGCGCCGGGCGACGAGATCGTCTATGCCACCGGCCCCGCGCTGGGGCGCGATGCGGCGGCGGGCAAGCTGGCGCGCAGCTGGGCCGACGAGGGCGAGGTCATCCTGCTGCAGCGGCGGGTGACGCACGGCAAGGGCCGGACGCTGGAATATGTCGCGCGCCGGCGCGAGCCGCCGGTGCAGCCGCGTGCGCCTGGCGGTCGCCGGGTGATGGGTGCGGAATCGGTGCGGGCGCTGAGGATCAAGCGGGCGCGGCCGCAGCTGCGTACGGCGGAGGATCTGGACGGCACGGTCGAGGGGCGGGTGCTGGCGCTGCTGACGCGAGTCGCCGGTGCGGGTGCGGTGTGCCCGAGCAACCGGGATATCGCGGTGGCGCTGGCGCTGAACAGCCGCGATGCGGCGCAATATGCGATCAACAAGCTGATGCGGGCGGACCTGATACGCGTGACCGCCAGCTGCAGGGTTCATGGACGGCAGATCACAATCACCGCCAGCGGCGCGAGCACTGCGCCGGTGGCCGGGGCGACGCGGCCTGCGCGGGTGAGGGAGATGGGCTGATGTCGCGCGGAGAGAGGATCAGCAATCTGGAAGCACGGGCGCTGTTTGCCGAGCTGGACGAGTGGCAGCGGAAGACGGCCACACCATGGTCGCGCGTTGCGGCGGAGGCGGGGCTTTCAGATGCGGTGCGGCACCGTGTGCTGGGCGCATCGCGCAGGCTGATGCGGGTGAATGCGGACGCGATCCGGCAGGTGATGCAGCTCTATCCCGATGGGCTGCCGCATGGCAGCGCGCGGGTCGATTTCATGACGGGCGGCGAGACTTCCGTTCTGGCCGAGGAAATCCGGGCCTGGCTGGATCGGACCGGTGCGCCGTTGCGCGCGCTGGCGCATGCGGTGAACCGCAGCGAGGGCTATCTGATCCGGCTGCTGGATAGCCCGAACCGCATCGGTCGATCGACGGCAGAAGCGCTGCGGGCGGTGATGGCGGCGAATCCGGGCAGTTATGCGCCGCCCAAGATCCGCAGCCAGCCCTGGCTTGCACGCGGGGAAGCTCGCCTGCCGCTGACCGATCCGCTGGCTGAACGCCGGGGCGAGGCCGAGCGCCGCCGCGCCGAATGGATCGCGCAGCAGGCCGCAGAGCATCAGCGGAAATATGGGCGGCCGATGGGCCGTGCGCTCGAGGAGATGGCGGCGTGACGCAAGTGATCTGGCTGGACGATTTTGTCGATGAGGTGGTGCCTTGTGATTGCACGCTGCAGGGCTGGGCCGATTGGCTGTCGAAGCCCGACCTGCAGTGGAATCGCGAAGCGCCGGCGCAGGATGGCGCGGTGTTCAAGGCAGCGGTGCTGGAGCTTGGCGAGGACATCATCGCCACGCCCAGCGACGATGAGCCTTGGGGCTGGGCGCTGAGCCGCGAGCCTGGTGACGACGAGTTCGTCGCTGTGCGGCATGGGCCCGGGCTTGGCTGGGATGCCGAGGCGATCATCGAACGGTCGGTGGAATTCTATGGCGAAGACCTGCGCTTCACCAATTCGATGGCCGATGCAGTGCGGGCCTGGCTCGACGAAAACGAGTGCGAGGGGCCGGAAGTGCTGGCGGTTGGCAGGCAGTCTTCGGGATGGTCGGTGCATTATCATGCCGGACCGCCGCCGCACTGCACGCTGGTGAGGCCGTCATGAGCGGCAGCGGGATGATTGCGGCTCGGCCCGAGGGGCTGGCGGTGGATGTCGAGGCGGAGCCGCTGGGCTGTGTTTCGGGCTGCGATGGGCCCGTGGTCGATTTCGACGATCCGTTTGGGACGGCTGAGAGATTTACTGAGGGCGATCTGCGTTTCGCGCTGGTGATGAGGGCGCGCTGGAATGCCCTTGGCATCATCATGCTCGCCGCTGCCAAGTGCACCGACGTGCAGGGGCTGGCCGATTGCGGGCGGATCGATCGCGACGGGGCCGACCTGTTCATCCGGCGATATTCGGAAAGCATTTGTGACATCGCGAGCGCGCTGGCGCCCGAGGCGATGCGCGACACCATGACCAGAAAGGGGAATTGATATGGCGCGAGGAAGCCAGGACGTGGCCGCGCAGGTGGTGAGCCTGCCCAGCGGGTCGTTGAAGGCGGCGCTCGCGACCGTCATCGCGGCGGTCGAGGCGCGCAACACCATTCCCATCCTGTCGAACGTGCTGATCCGCGTGACGAAGACGCATCTGAGCGTGACGGGCACCGATCTGGACATCGAGCTGACCCGGCAGGTGCCGGTCACCGATGCGAGCGGCAGCTGGGCCACCACGGTGCAGGCGCGCATCCTGAAAGCGGCGGTCGACAAGCTGCCCAAGGAAACCGAGGTGGTGCTTTCTGTCGCCGATGGCCGGTTGACGATGACATGCGGCCGCGCGCGGTTCACCCTGCCGGTGTTGCCGGTCGATGACTTTCCCTTCATCGCCACTGCCGACTGGACGGCGCAGTTCGAGATGACCGGCAGCGTTCTGGCCGAGGCGCTGGCGCATGTGAAGCCTGCGATGTCAGCTGAAGAGACGCGCTATTATCTGAACGGGGTGCTGGTGGAACGCCGCGACGGCGAGCTGTTCCTGGTGGCGACCGACGGTAGCCGGCTGCATGTGGTCGCGCTGCCTGCGCCCGATGGCAGCGAGCCGCTGGCCGATATCGAGCAGAGCCTGATCGTGCCGCGCAAGGCGGCGCCGATCATCGCCGGGCTGTGCGCCGAGGCGCGGGTGGATATTGCGCTAGCCAAGGGCAAGATGCGGATCGACAGCGGCGAGACGGTGATGGTCAGCAAGCTGATCGACGGCAATTTTCCCGACTGGCGGCGCGTGGTGCCGGCGTCTGCGCCGAACAGCTGCTCGATCGATCCGCGCGCGCTGGAAGCGGCGCTGGGGCGGGTGAATGCCATCAACACGAGCAAGGACCCGGCGGTGAAACTGGGAATCGGCGCGGGCGAGATCACGCTGAGCGCGCGCTGCCCGGAGACCGGCGAGGCGGTGGAAAGCGTGGAACATGGCGGCCTGAACGGCGAGGCCTGCGAGATCGGCTTCAATGCGCGCTACCTGGCCGATGTGCTGGCGCAGCTGCCCGGCGAGAGCGCCGCGGTGCAGTTCAGCGATGCGGCGGGCCCGGCGAAGTGGAGCAAGGCCGAGGACCGGTTCTGCGTGCTGATGCCGATGCGGGTTTGAGTGGGCGGTGGCCAGCAAGGACGAACGCGACATGGACGCGCTGGCCGATCTGGTGGCGCGCCACGGCAGCATCGCCCGCGCGGCCAGAACGCTGAAGATGAGCATTTATCGGGCGGAATCGCTCTGGGCGCAGATCTGCGCGGGATTGGGGGATCAGGCGAGATGAGTGTGTTCGCACCCGACATGGCTGGTCGCTTTGGCTGCATCCTCGCGGATCCGCCCTGGGCATTCGAGACGCACAGCGGCGAGACGATGACACCGCACCGGTGCGCCGAGGATCATTATTCGACGATGACGCTGGAGCAGATGGCGGCATTGCCGGTGGGCGATCTGGCGGCGAAGGATTGCGCGCTGTTCATGTGGGTGGTCGGAAGCCATCTGGAGGAATCGTTTGCGCTGGCGCAGGCGTGGGGCTTCACCTTCAAGACCGATGCGTTCTACTGGCTGAAGCAGCGGATGATCGGCGCGAACCAGATCGATCTGTTCACGGATGACATAGCCGAGCCGCGCATGGGCTTCGGATACTGGACGCGTAAGCAGGTGGAGCCGTGCCTGTTGTTCACGCGCGGCAAGCCTGCCCGGCGCGCCAAGGGCGTGCGGCAGGCGATCATCGAGCCGCGCCGCGAGCACAGCCGCAAGCCTGATTGCCAGTACGAGCGGATCGAGGCGCTGGTCGCCGGGCCGTATCTGGAGCTTTTCGCGCGGCAGCAGCGGCCAGGCTGGGACTGCTGGGGCAACCAGACGGACAAGTTCGGGGTGGCCGCATGAGGCCGCCGATCGTTCCCATGGTCTGTGGGCGGTGCCAGCGGCAGACGCGCCAGGCGCTGACGCGGTGGCATCAGCTGTTCGTGTGCCCAAGCTGCCTCGACGAGCTCGACACGCCGCTGAGCCCGGTGACGCGCACGATCGCGCTTGATCGGGCGCTGTGTGACCGGCTGCTGCCGATCGCCAGCCAGCGCGGGATGCCGGTGGCGGTGCTGGCGACGCGCGTGCTCGACATCATCAGCCGCGAGACGGTGCTGATCGACAATCTGCTGGATGAGGAAGAGTGATGGGGCTGATCATCGACAATTTCGCGGGCGGCGGCGGGGCCTCGACGGGGCTGGAGGCGGCGTTCGGGCGGCAGGTGGATATTGCTATCAATCACGACGAGGCGGCGATTGCGGTGCACGCGGCCAACCACCCGAGCACGCGCCACTATTGCCAGTCGATCTATTCGGTCGATCCGCTCGACGCGACCGAGGGCAGGCCTGTCGCGCTGGTGTGGTTCTCCCCCGACTGCAAGCATCACAGCAAGGCGAAGGGCGGGAAGCCGCGCGACAAGTATATTCGCGACCTGGCCCATGTGGTGCCGCACTGGATCGAGCGGTTGAAGGCGGCGACGCCTGGCGGAAATGGCGCACCGGCGGTCATCATGCTCGAGAATGTCGAGGAGTTCCGCCAATGGGGGCCGCTCGACGAACAGGGCAAGCCGATCAAGGAACGTCGGGGCGAAGAGTTTGACCTGTGGGTGCGCCGCATCAAGCGCCAGGGGTACAAGGTCGAGTGGCGCGAGCTGCGCGCCTGCGACTATGGCGTGCCGACCAGTCGCAAGCGGCTGTTCCTGATCGCGCGGCGCGACGGCCTGCCCATCGTCTGGCCTGCGCCGACGCATTGTGATCCGAAGAAATTGGGCAAGCCAGGCTCGCCCGATGTGGTGGCGGGCAAGCTGCTGCCCTGGCGCACCGCTGCCGAGTGCATCGACTGGACGCTGCCGTGCCCGAGCATCTTCGATCGCAAGCGACCGTTGAAGGACGCGACCTGCCGCAGGATCGCCGCCGGCGTGATGCGCTATGTCGTGGGCAGCGCTCGCCCGTTCATCGTGCCGGTGACGAACAGCAGCTGGAATCCGGGTCGCGCTTGGTCGGCCGACGAACCGCTGCGCACGATCACCACGGCCAAGGGCGGCGAGATGGCAGCCGTCATCCCGCATGTCATGACGATGCGCAACAGCGGCAAGCCTCACACCGGCGCCGACGAGCCGACGCACACCATCACCGCAGGCGGCGCGCATCAGATGCTGGTCGGGTCGAGCCTGCTGCCTGTCACGCATCAGGGCGGCGATCGTGCCCATGCAGTCGATGAACCGTTCCGGACGATCACCGGCGCGCATCGGGGCGAGATCGCGCTTCAATCGGCGGCGATGCTCAAGCTGCGCAATAATTGCATCGGCTCTCACCCCGAGCAGCCTATCTATGTCATTTCGACCGGCGGGCATCATGGCGTCGTCGCGGCTTCGCTGATCCAGACCGGCTATGGTGAGCGGGAGGGGCAGGCCCCGCGCGCGATCGATGCACAGCAGCCGCTTGGCACGATCGTCGCGGGCGGGGGCAAGCATGCCGCCGTCGCCGCCTTCCTCGCCCAGCACAATACCGAGAGGGGCAATCGCGCCAATCCGGGCCAGCCTGCCGACAAGCCGGTCAGCACGATCACTGGGCGGGGAACGCAGCAGCAGGTGGTGCAGACCACGCTGGTCGAGGCGGGTGCGCTGCCGGATGACGTGATGGACCGCGCCGTGCAGGTCGCGGCCTTTCTGGTCAAATATTACGGCAGCGAGATCGGCCAGTATCAGCCGGTTGATCAGCCGCTCGACACGATCACGGTTAAGCCGCGCTTTGCAGTGGTCACCGTCACGATCGATGCGGTGACTTTTGTCCTGGTCGATATCGGCATGCGTATGCTCGAGCCGCGCGAGCTCGCCCGCGCGCAAGGCTTCCCTGAAAGCTACATCCTCGACCCCGAGTGCTGGTACCGAACGGACAGCGGGGCGCGCAAGTTCGGGCGTCTCCCCAAGACCCACCAGATCGCCAAGATCGGCAACAGCGTCTGCCCTGGCCTCGCCGAAGCGCTGGCCCGGGCGAACCTTCCCGAGATGTGCGCTGGGAGGGCGGCGGCATGACACCGACCAAAATTGTACCCTGCACACGCGAGCTTGGCAGGCCATCTGGCACGCTAGAGGAAGATTGCAGCACGCTGCAAATCTCCGATGTGAGGGACCCGATCTGGGGAAACCTTCAGCTTTCCGCCTGGGTGCCCTCAGACGAAGAGCGCGAAGCCATTGCCAATGGTGCGCCGGTGATCCTCTCGGTGGTGGGCCGATCGCATCCGGTGGTGTCGCTGTTTGTCGGCGATTGGCAGAAGGAAACGGCGGCATGACCGGGCGGATTGACCCGTCGGTGATCGCCGATATTCGCGCGCGGGTGCCGGTGTCTCGTGTCGTCGGGCAGGTGGTCAAGCTCGTGCGGCGGGGGCGTGAATGGGTCGGGCTGTGCCCGTTCCATAGCGAGCGGACGCCGAGCTTCACCGTGGCCGATGAAAAGGGCTGGTATCATTGCTTCGGCTGCGGCGCGCATGGCGGGGTGATCGACTTTGTCATGGAGCATCAGGGCGTCGACTTTGTCGAGGCGGTGCGTCGGCTGTCTGATGAGGCGGGAATCACGCTGGCGCGCGAATCGGCGACGCCCAGGGCCGAGCTGGAGCGGCCTGCCAAGGTACAGGACGAACACCGCGTGCCGACGGTCAAATGCGCGCAGTGGATGTGGCGGACTGCCGGGCCTGCCGAGGGAGAGATCGTCGAGGCCTGGCTGGCGGTGCGCGGGCTTGACCTGACGCATCCGCTGGTCCGGCAAGGGTTGCGCGCGCTGCGCTATCATCCGCGCTGCCCGGTCTATGCCTGGCGGGTCCATGAACGGCCCGAGGCGCTGATGGGCACGCACCCGGCGATGCTGGCGCTGATCGAACGGGTAGAGGGGCCTCCCGGCGTGCGGGTGCGCGTGCCGATGGGGGTGCATGTCACCTATTTGCGGCCCGATGGCCGCGCCAAGGCGCAGCTGGGCAAGACCCGTGACGGCAAGCCGGTGCCGACACGCAAGATGTTCGGCGATGTCGCCGGCGGCGGTGTGTGGCTGGGTGCGGTAGACGGCCCCGGGGCTTTGATGGTGGGCGAGGGAATCGAATCCACACTGTCGGCCGCCTGCCTTGACGGGCGCGCCGAGCGGATGGTCGCGGCGCTGTCGCTGAACAATCTGGAAGGCGGGGCGGTGCGAGCGCGCGACGGGGC